CTCCAGCACCACCAGGGGCGTGACGGTCCCCGCCGGCACATGCACCGTCATGATCCACCAGAAGACGCTCGGGCCATCATTGACCGGGTCATCGGCGTGGCCCGTGTCGGCGCAGAGGGGCGTGTTGTAGGAAATCGTCGCGGTGTAACCGAGGGTCTCGGCGACGGCGATGAAGTCCGCCGCGCGGGTGATGCCTTGGGCCGTCAGACGCGCCGCCAGGGCGGCCAGGCGCCCCGGAATCGTGGTCGGCGCCGGGATGGCGGGATCTGGCAGACCCGCCGTCGTCTCCCAGGCCACGAGCAGCTCGCTCGTGGTGCGGGGGTCCGCCTCCTCGATGAGATCGAGGCAGCGGCCATCGAGCCTGGCGAACTCATCGGAAAGACCCAGCGCCAGCAGGCCCATATTGCTGGCGGGATCGCGGGGCCACGCCAGGCCTGGCGGTTGGAGCCCCAGCATCTGCTCCTGGTACTGCGCGGAAGTGTGAGGGCCGGGCGTCATAGCCAGGTGATCTCGCCCAGCACCGGCAGGAAGCCCGGACCTGGGTCGATGTCGCCGGCCGGCGAGACCACGTCATGGTCCGTCTCGCCCGCCGCGAAGCTGATGGCCTGGTCATAGTGGCTCTTGAGGATCGCGGCGCTGGGCGCGCCCTCCCGCGTGAACAGATCGGCCAGCTCGGCGGCCACGGCGGCCTGGACGGCGGCGGTGGAGGGCGTGAGCTGGATCTGGAAGTCCACGGTGAGAATCTGCGGCGCCTGGGCCGTGACGATGGCGGTCACCGGCGCGACGCTATCCAGATAGGCCTGCATGGCGGTGATGTCGGCCGCCAGCGGGAAGATGTCGTCGCGGGCGTCGTAGACGAAAAAGACCTGAACGGTGCCGAGGCCCATCCACAGCGGATATTCCCAGGCCCGCGTCACCCCCGGCTGGCTGAGCGCCCAGGCCACATAGTCGCCAGGACCGCCGCCCTTGGGGGCGTTCTGGATCCGCGCCTCCAGGCGGCCAAGCAGCTCGGCCTCGGTCTCCGGGTCGGCGCCGTTCATGTCGGCCGAGATGGTGAACTGGCTGTTCAGCCCCGCGATGGGAGAGGCCAGGGTCAGGATGACGCCGGCCAGGGCGCTCCCGGCCGAGCCTGGCGTGGAGGCGGCGATGGCCGGCGTGACGACGCCTCCCGCCACGGTCGCGTCCGCCGTTGTGACATAGGCAAAGCCGTCGGACCGCAAGAGCACCGTGCCCTCGGGGACATCGGTCCCGTCCGGCGCGCCCACCGCCGCCGCCCCGGCAGCCGTTCCGGTAGCCGCCGAGGCGAGCTTCGGAAAGACGCCCCAGAAGCTCGCCCACCGCGCCAGGTGATCGCTGTCGGCGGTGTCCGGCATGATCTGGTCGGCGATGTAATCGAGATAGCCATACATCCCGTCGCAGGCGCCGGCGTGCATGGCGGCGACCCCGTTCAGGGTGCTGCGGCGCAGGCGTGAGTCGGCGCCCGGGATGCGGCCGTTCAGGTCGTTATAGGCGTTGGTGATGAGCTGAGACCGCGTCGGCCGGGTGAAGTCGCTCATGCGTGGGCCCAGACATAATCATAGTGGAGACGCCCCGGCCCGCTCGGTCGGTCTACTTCCACCGCGAGGCCCAGCCATCCGCGCTGGGGGAATGACGCGGTCACCTCGACCGACGCCGCGACTCCGTCGGCGATCAGCCAGGCCAGGGCGTCGAGGGCGTATTGGCGCGCCTGGATCAGGACGGCGGAGGTCTGCTTGGCGCGCGAGAGCAGCCACAGCTTGGAGCCCGTCACGTCGCCAGGAATCGGGGCATAGGCGTCGGCCCACCAGCCGCGCCGGTCGGCGTTCTCTTGGGGAAGAGCGTCGTCATCGTCGGCCCGCGCATCGGTGAACAGGCTGATGATAATGGCCGTGTTCATCCCCTCGTCCGATTGCAGGTCGCCGTTCAGCACGGCGATGTCGGCCGAGAAGTCGCCTTGGATGGGGATCAGGGCGATATCGGTCACGCGCAGGTCACCTTGGCCGAGCCGGTCTCGATGAGGCCGGTCTCCAGATTGACCTGGTCGCCCACGCGGGCCACGGCCGGGCCGCCCGTGGCGGCGAGGCTCACCGTGGGCGCATTGACGATGACCTCGCCCTGGGCGTCCACCTGGACCTTCATGGTGGTCGCCAGATAGATGCCGTCGCGCTTGAGGTGCACGGCCTGGCCCTGATCGTCATAGATGGCCACCTCGCCCGGTGAGAGGGCCTTTAGGCGATAGCGGCGGTCTTCCGTGGCGATGACGACGCCATGGCCGCGCAGGCCGCCGACGCAAACCATGACAGCCTCGGCCTGCGGGAACGGCACGCTGGTGAAGCCGTATTCCTGGAAGCGCTCGATCTGATCGGCCACCTCGTCGGCCAGGAGCTGAATCTGCACCTCCTGGGCCATGGGCGCGTCGTTGATGGCGGTCAGGATGCCCCGCGCGATACTCATCATCGCCCGGCGGTGCGCATCACGAACGGCCTGTTTGAGGGCTTCGATCATGTGGTGGGCAGGTTCGCGAGCGCGGCGACCGTGGCGCCGCCCGCCCTGGCGGACCTTCCCTTGCGCGCCTTGACGCCCCGGCCGGCATTGCGGTTGTCGAGCTGGGAGAGCCCCGCGCCCTTCACTTCGCCGAGACTATAGGCCTCGGGCCGGGTGACGTTGATCTCGGTGAGCGTTCCGTCCTCGGAGGCCTTGAAGACCACCTCATTGATCAGCAGCGAGCCCTGGAGGCCGAGGTCGGCCGCCGCCACGGTGACCAGGCTATTGGGCGCCCAGAGGTTTCCCGCCGCGTCGCGATCCCCGGTCACGGTGAGCTTGCCCGTCTGCGACCGACCAGCCCGCACCGTGGCGGCGAACTGGGCCCGGTCGCCCGCCGAGGCGGTGGTGGCCTGCTCCTCGGCGAGGATCAGTAGCGGCCGATAGCGGGTGACCTGGCTGTCCGTGGCCTGGGACTGCACCTGGAGCGCGTTCACCCCATTGTCGCCGTCATGGCCCTGGCGCTGGCCCTTGACCACATAGAGCGAGAACCGGTCCTTCGCGTCATGCTTGGCCGTCCCATGAACGACATTCTGGCCGAGGGTCAGAGAGCCGGCCGCCTGAGTGGAGCTGGGCGTCGCCAAGCTCAGATCGCCGGTGGGCGTCTCGATGGGCAGAATGCCCCGCTGCTGGACGAGGCGGTCGATGGCGTCCTTCACCCGCTCGCCCTGTTGCAGGGCGAAGGCGGGGATCGGATCGCCCGTGTCGGCCGCCGCCGTAACCGCGATGCCGAAGGGCTGGCAGAGGGCGGTGATGATCGCCTCAAGCTTGAGGTTCGACCAGCGCCCCGGCGTGTTCATCGCTGAACAGTCCACCAGGTCCGCCGTGCGTCCGCGCCCCCGCAGCTTGACGCTGTGATCAGTCCCGTCCAGCTCTGGCTCGACCTCATCGACCCAGCCGGTGAACATCAGCTCGCCGTCGATCATCACCTTGCAGGCATTACCGGTCTGGACGGGCCACTGGGTGGGCTGCCCGGGCCAGCGGTCGGTGCACTCGATCTCGAAGGCGCCGGCCATGGTGTCCAGGCTCTTGGTCACCTGGATCGAGGTCCAGCCGCCATAGATCTGGCCGTTGATGGTGAGCTGATAGCCTGAGGTGTTAGGCATTGGAGAGCACCTCCAGCGTCTGGCCGCCGGGGACGAAACTCGGATGCGGAATCGCGTTGCGGGCGATCAGCTCATCCGCCCGGGTCGCGTCGCCATAAAGCCGCTGGGCGATCAGGATCGCCGGCTGGGTGTTGGGCGGGGTGTAGGCGTAGAGTCGGGCGAGGGAGGCACCCCGCGCGGTCACATCGGTGATCATGGCCAGACGCAGGGCGTCCACGGCCCCCGCCAGGTTGTCGTCGCCGCTGTCGGCGATGGTGGTGGCGAGCTGATCGAGTTGATCGGCGACGGGGTCGCGGATGCTCACCGCGTCGTCATATGAGGTGAAGGCCATGTCGGCGATCACGCTCACCGCCGAGGCCGCCGCCGCCGCATTGAGGATCTGACAGAGCGCCGCCTGGTTGGCCGCCTGGGTCACGCGGTCAGGCGTCGTGGGGGCGATGGCGGGCAAGTCCGAGCCGAAGCCGATCAAGCCGTTCTGCTGGCCTGTGGCGACGCCCGTGGGGCCCACCAACTGGGTCAGGGCGTCATCGGCATAGCTAGCTAGGCTTCCGACCGCGCCCACGGTGGAGAAGATGGTCGCCGCCAGAGTCCCCGGGTCGGCGAGCAGCGTCTGAGGCGCGGAGCTGAAGGTGGCGAGGCTCTGAAGGAAGCTGAAGGCCTGGAGCGGATCGGCGCGCACAAGGCCCAACGCCCCGCTGATCGCCGCGCCCACGCTGCCCACCAGGCCCTGAGCCGAGACGTTCACGAAGCCCGCGACATTGGCCACCGAGAGCCGCGTGGTCGCGCTGGTCGCCGCCGCCGTCCCGACATTGGCCGCCGCAGCCACCGCGGCGCCCTGGGTGTCCGGCGTCGCCGCCGGAGTGGTGTCGGCGCCGGCCTCCACGAAAGGGATCGAGAAGCGGGCCATGCCGCCCTCCTCCGTGGAGTCGGTGACCTCCGCGCCGTTATCGACGCTGGCGGTCTTGGTCCCCAGATAGGGGTGGATCAAGGTGCCGGAGCCACTGGCGCGGATCGCCGCGATCAGGGCGTCGCGGGCGAGGTCATAGTCATCGCCCACCACGAAGCACTCGATGGTCCAGCGGTCGGCCGCGCGACCCAGATCCTCGGCCCAGGGCTGGTCGCGGCCCGGATACTGATGGATGGCGTTGCGTCGGCCGAAGGTGGCCCGGCTCTCGCTCACGAAGAACGGCACCCCGCGAAACGATCCCTCCTGGAAGCGGTCGCGCCAGGTCATGCGGGAAGCACCCCGCGCGAGGCGCTCGCCTCCACGCCGGCCCCGCTGGCCTTGACCTTGGTGTCTTTGACCTTGCCGTCCTGATCGAGGCGGACATGCACGTCCACGCGGCCCTGCGTCGGCGCGCCGGCCTGGGCGGCAGCGCCGGGCGGTTTCGCCATGGGCTTGGGCGGCGGGGCGGCCGATGGGCGTGGGGTGGCGGGATGAGCCGGAGCGGACGCGCCGGGCTTCGGCGCGGGGGCGTGGGCCGGAGCGGGCGCCGGGGCGTGAGGCGCGGCGGCGGCCGGCGTTCCCGCCACGGTCAAGGCGAGACCGCCGGCTTTGAGCAGTTTGCTGAGCCAATCCGGCACGGCGATGGTGATCCGCTTCCAGGCGTCCGCGAAGGCCTGCTCAACGGCCGCCAGGAGGTTCGTGAACCATGCCGTGAGGCCGCCCCAGGCCTGCATCAGCAAGGCCACAGGCATGACCACCGAGGCGGAGATCACGCTCAGCGCACCGGCGCACACCTTGGTGACCCCAGCCCAGAGGCCCTTAAAAAAGGCGCTAACGCCGCTCCAGTGCGAGATGAGCTCATAAGCGGCGAAGCCCAGTGCGACGACGGCGCCAACAATGAGCACGATGAGGCCGATGGGGTTCGCGTTCATCGCGACATCGAAGGCGAACATGGCGTCCGTGGCCATCGCCAGGGCCGGCACGATCCTTATGATCGCAGCGGCTCCTGAGACGAAGGCGCGCGCGATCTCCAGGCCCTTCATGATCCGCAGGAGGGCGACGAACTTCCCGATAGCGGCCACCGCCGTGATCACGTTGGCGACGAACTCGACGCCCATGATCGCGCCCAGGGCGATCAGCACGGTCCTGAGGCCGCCCACCTGGTCGCTCAGCGCCATGAACCTCGGCACGACCCAGCCCACGAAATCCATAAGCTGACTGAACAGGCTGATCAGGGCCGGGAGCTGGTCGACCAGCTTGCCCATGCTGTCGGCAAAACGGGCGACCACCGAGGGTTGCAGCTTGGCCGCCAGGTCAGAGATCTTGTCCACCAGCCGGCTCATCACCGGGAGCAAGCCCACGCCGATTCGCATCTGGAGACCCTGGAGAACCAGGCCCATGAGGTTCTTCTTCTGGATGAACTCCTCGGCCGCCTTGGCGTCTTCGGTGGTCATCACCGCGTGGGCGGAATCGAGCTGCTTCTCGAACTTCTCGATCTCTTCCCGCCCGGCGGTGAGCATCGGCAGGATCTGGTAACCGGAGCGCGAGAAGAGATCCATGGCCAGCTTGGCCCGCAGGGTCGGGTTCTGAATCGCCGTGAATCCCTGGACCAGGCGCAGGAACGCTTCATGCGGATCGGCGCTCAAGCGCTTGGCATCCTGCATGGAGATCCCGAGCAGCTTCAGGGCCTGGACCGTCTCCTTCTGGCCCTTGATCCCATTGGCCAGATGCGTCTGGAATCGGAAGAAGACCTGGCTCAAGCCGTCCTGATCGACGCCGAGCTGTTTGGCCGCGAAGGACAGGCGCTGCATCTGTTCGACCGTGGCGCCGGACTTGATCCCGGCGTGGAGGAACCCCTCGCCCATCTCGGCCACGCGGTCGGTCAGCTCATAGAGGCTCTTGCCGGCCTCGGCCGCCGCGCCAATAACCAGGCCGCCGCCCAGGAAGCTGGCGAGCTCCAGGCCCTTGAAGCTGTGGCCAAGGTGCTCGACCCGTTCTTCGAGGCCCTTCAATCCTCCGCCGATGGCGCGCAACGGAGCGGTCGCCCGGTCGAGGGCCTGGACGATCAGGCTAAGTTTCAGGTCCTTCATAGATGCGCCGCGCCTGCCCGTGCCAAAACATCATCTCTTCGTCGTCCATCGCCATCAGCTCGGCCGCGCCGAAGTGAAACGCCCCGGCTAGGTCGCCGAGGAGGTCTCGCCACTGCGCAGGGAAGGCGGCAAAAAACCTTCGATCACCTCGACGATGCCGGCGATGTCCTCGGCGTCGATGAGGTCCACGGTCGCGGCCGGAAGGCCGGTGACCCGGGCGATCAGGCCCAGCGATTGGCCGGGCTTGCCGGCATTGGCCTCCTGCCAGCGCATGTCGCCGCCATTGAGCCGGCGCACCTGGACCTCGGTGATCGTCTCCTCGGTCTCCGCGCCGCCCACGACGCGCAGCTTCCGGGTGATCGGGTGAGCGAGCTGATAGGTCTCGCTCATGACGAAAGCTGCTCCGTGGCCGGCGGCCCGGTGAACTCGATCTTCGCCTTGCCGTCCTTCTGGGAGACGCTGGGCGGGGTCGAACACCAGGCCCCGGCGATGGACCACACCTGACCGGTATCCGCCGTGAAGGTGATCGTCGAGTTGGTGATGCCCCGGTAGAAATCGAGGCTGAAGTTCGCGTCGATGGCGACGTTCACCTCCAGCTTCGACTCCATCACGGCCTCTTTGTAGCCGTTGACCTGGTTGCCCTTGACCACCTCGCGGGTGACCCCGCCGGGTTCCAGGGTCGAGTCGTCGCCGCTCAGAACGACGGTGCCGTCCACCGCGATATCGGCAAGGCCGAGAATCTTAGCCATGAGTGCAGCCCCCTCCTAGAACGCGAAGTCGATTTCGCCCGCAAAGATCAGCAGGCCGCTGACGATGTCGGGCGGGATGTAAGCGTCGATCCGGGTGGGATCGCCGGCGTTCCGCTGCACGTTGATCAGCGACTGGAAGGTGCTGATATCCTCGATCAGCGCGGCGTCTTCCCACTGACCGGCAAGGGCCACGATCTCCGCCGTCAGGATCTTCGGCGTCACCACCGCTTGGCCGGGCGCGACGGTCAGGCCGTCATTAGCCAGCTTGTGGCGCGGATATTTGGTGGCGATCATCGCCCTCAGGGTGAAGCGCAGATAGGCCAGGGTGAGCATGGTGGTGACGTCCAGATAGCTGTTATCCGGAAGCCCCTGGGCATTGAGCTGATAGGTCGTGATCGGTCGCTCCAGGAGCACCTGGCCTCCCGCCACCGTGTGGGTGCTGATGCCGTCATTGAGGAGCACGTTGCGCTCGGTGCGCGTGAAGCGCTCCGTGGGGTTACCGGGCAGGCAACCCGCCAGGGCGAGGGTCTGGAAGGGCCGGGCCGGGTCCGCGCTCCCATAGAGGGCGATGACGCCCACCTCGGCGGCGGCGCGCACCCAGGTGGCGTCCGGCCCCGCGCATTCGCTGATCGAGATGAACTGGCTGTTCTGCGACGTGCCCAGGGTGGCCAGAGAGCCTTGCGAGCCCTTGGCGCTGGCGAAGGCGAAGCCCTCGATCTCCTCCATGGGGCCCCAACGATTGGC